TATATGATTGAACCTCCTAGATTTGGTAAATCATTTATCATGGGAGCGTTAGCTAACTATTTAGCCATGCACAGCTACAGTGTGTCTGTAGTTGCTTCTAAGTCTTCTAGGACAGCCAAAGTAATGGAACACGCTAGAAGGCATCTAAGAGGGGCTAGTATCGACATGAAGAACATGTTAGTAGAAGAGTCTAAGGCATCAATTAGTAAGGCTGACAAGCTCCTAGGACGGTCTGAGACTGCTTATAGTAAGTCAAGGATTGTTTTTAAGAATGGTAACAAGATTGATACTAAATCTACAGGGGATACTTTCTCTAGTATGGACTCAGATGAAAACATTGGTGAAGGTTCTCATGTTCTTATTGATGAGATGGACTTTATCTCAGAACGTGCCTTAACAGAACTTGGTAGACGTGAATTTGAAAGAGATGATGGTGAATCACTTATCCTTTTTGGTATTAGTAACCCTCGTTTCTTGAATCACTTCCATGAATCTGTTACTAACCCTAATCTGAAGGATGATGAGTTTGTGATTTGGGGTAACATAGTTACTTCAATGGAATCAGACTCAATTAAAATGACTCCTGAAGAGGTACTTGCTTCTGATTTTGCTAGAACTGAAGAATCTATAAGAATCAACTTACTATGTGAGTATGATGAAAATAGTTCAGAGTTTTTCAATGCCCCCATGATTGTAGCTCCTAGACACGACATTAGTAGCATATCACCACGTACTATATCAGCTCTAGGTATTGACTCAGCCTATAAAGGTTCTGATGGTATTACACTTGCCTTATCTATGTATGACACGGATAAGGATGCACTTGTAAGGGTTACAGATACTATCAACTTAAGACCTGATGAATGGTCTGATGCAAGGTCTACAAGAGAGATTGTAGACGGTATAGAGCGTGTAGTTATGGAATATAATGTAGTATCACTTGCTATTGATACAGGTCAGGGTTCTCACTTGATTGTAGAGATGATGAATAGACCATCCTTTGATAAGGTGACTATATATCCTATCGATTTTGGTGGAAGACCTACACCTGAGAAGGTAGCAAGTCATGTAGATACTGCATTAATGGCTAGAAATAGAAGAGCTGAGATGCACTTAGTTCTAAGACAGCTTATGCAAGAGAATAAAGTTGTATTTGCTTCTGAAATTAAGGAAACTCTATTGACTCAGATGAGAGCTATTCAGCTCAAAAACAAAGAGCTTGATAAAGTTACCCTAATTGGCAAAGATGTCATTAGACAAGTGTTGAAGAGGTCTCCTGATGACCTAGATGCTGTTATTCTAGCTGTCCATGCTCTAGAACTCTATATACTTGGTGTAGAAGGAGGTAATTAGTGGAAATTGATAGACAAACTGGCTATGAACTCCTTATTAAAGACAATATAGGGATTCCTTCACAGCTAAATGAGATGGATGATACACTTACCTATGAACAAGTTCAATACCTAGTAACAAATATGCCTGGTATTAACACTATTTTAGAAGGTATTGTTGACTATATCTTTGCAGGTGATATGGAACTTGTTAAGGATGAAGATAGCTCTATTGAGGGTGAAACTCTTAGATATATGCTAGATTCTCAGAATATACAAGGAATTACAGTTATAGACATGTTTAAACAGCTTACAAGAGAGCTTTTTGAACAGGGTGCTGTAGGTGTAAGAAAGATTCCTGCAAAACAATCTCATAATGGTCATAATGATAGTATTATGATTGTTCCTAAGAACTCTTATGACATTATTTTTAGAGAATCTAAAGAAATTCCCCTTGTTTACATGCCTTTTATCTACATTTTAAGAAGGTTTCATAGCTTAAATCGTAAACATATTTGGGTTAGAGCTTCTGAAGAAGTGGTAGATGGTAGATTCTACATTGATGATGATGGCAATATTGTCTCAAATGATAAGGATTCTGTAGCTTTGACTTCAGAAGACTTTACAAATATCACTATGGATGGTTCATTTATTGGTGTTAGTCCATTTGAGAATGATAAAAAGCGTACTCATCTAATTCTTCAGCTCTTAGATTACTTTATTCATGACTTTCAGCGTAATGGTGTTGGTACATTGGCATTTAAACATAATGAATCAATGCTTGCTAAGATGAAGAACGAAGGAAATCCCTCAACTTCAGCTAAAATCTTTGATACAAGTAATTCCAATGCTGTATTCAATGAAGATGTCAGAAAAGACAACGTAGAATCACTAGCAGATATGCTAGCAAATGTAGAGTATAATGACTCTATCATTTATTCTGATATTTTCAGTGATATGGAACAGTTGACTAGGGATTCTAAACCTAGTGATTACCTAAATCTCTTATCAATCCATGCCACACGCTTCTCTTGTCAAATTTATGGTGTTTCACCTCAGGTGTTTGATTTAGATGCAGGTACAGGTAACATTGGTAAAGATGAAGTTATTAAGACATTCATCATCCATAAGGTTATCCCTTGGAGAGATAAGATTGCAGTCAAGCTTACAGAAGTAATCAGGCTTATGGGTTATGAAGGTTATACCTTTAGGTTCAAAAATCAAGAAACTAAAGATTACTATGACTATGAAAAAGATAATTTCATGTCTCAGACCTTTGAACGTATCCATGAAGCAGGATATGATGAGGAAGCTAGAGATTATTTAGCTAAACATCTTCTAGAGGAGGAATAATGAAAAAAACCAATTTTGATAAAAATGCTCAACATGGCATGATTAAAGCTATTGAGCAAGCACAACGACAAGACCAACCATTCATGGCTACAGGGAGTAATGACTCTCCTGTAATTGTAGGTGATGTTAATAACATTGATGCTGAAGCTGACTTTGAAGCTAAGTTCATCTATCCTAAGAACTTTGCTATTCAGGGTAATTACACTGATACAAGTGAAGGCAGAGAGGTTATTCGTGTCTATAAAGGGGTATCTATTACACCTCGTAAAGCTCGTAGAGTTCGTCATGCTATATCTACACTTATACTTTATTTCTCAAAAGTAAATACAACTACTGGTGAACAAGAAATCATGTCACTGTCTGAAGTTACTGAAGTCTATTCTAAACTTAGTGATGAAGTAGTAGATTCTATGGAAACACTAGTACAATATGGTCTTGGTATAAGCGACTATGACATGGAATATCTCAGTGATGAGTCACTTGTAGTTCTATCAAGTCAACTTATTGATAAAAATTCAGGATTTTTTCAATGAGACTCTAAGTAGAATACAGAAGTTAGTATATGATGATGTTAATGGTAAAGTAACAAAGGAAGTAGATAGTAAATACTATGATACTCCTATAGATGATTACTTTTCCTACTGTCTTAGGATTGGTAAACACTTTGGTACATCTCCTAAAGATATATATGAGAATTGGTCTCTACCAATGGTAATAGTATCTTTTGTATGTATTCATAATGAAGGTGTTACAGAGTTTGGTTATCAACAAGATAGCATGAAGGATACTAAACCTAAGATAATTCATTATGAAAATAACTATATCCGCAATATTACAGCAGATATGGTAGCTAGTATGGTTTCTGAAGAAAAAGAAAGTAAGTTTGCTCCTGAGCAGGAAGCATTAATGGCAATGTATGAAAGGAATTAAGCAATGTCTGGTAGTTTGAAAGAGTTCTTTGATGGTAAGTATAGTGAAGTAAAATCACTTGGTAAAATTGATGATGCTAGAATATACACTATGGAAAACTATGTGGAACTTAATAAACTTGATGAGCAGGTTAGAAAGAATGGTCTTGAACCTGAAGGAAATGCTATTAAAGTACCACAGACTGACAGCCAAGGGTATTTGACTTCAACTCCAAGAGAAAGACTTGTAGTTAATGAATCAATTGCCTTTATCAACCGTATCAGAGTTAATAAAGAAGCTAAAACAATCTCTATTGTAGTTGACTATAGGGCTTGTACAGAGCAATCACAAGGAAGTATTTATACTCCATCTGTTTTGTCTTATGTTATTGGTAAAGTTAAAGAAGGAAAATCTGATAAGTATGCTGTACTTAAAGTAGAGAATGTATCAGAACAGGATTTTATCAATGACTTTAAAGACCAACTTACAAATGATGATGCAAAACAGATGTATGAAGTGATTACTCATTATAAAAATACAGGTACATCTACTGGTATTAGTTTAGATGAGCTATTTTAACCAGTAATTAAAATAATCGGAGGTATGTGATGAAAGTAATCACAGCTAAAGTAGAGCTTACACACAATGGGCAAAAAATTACTCTTAAGGGTACTGAAGCTCAGACTGCTCTACAACGTTTAACAGCTTGGGATGGTCAAGGCTCTGTAGCTATTAATTATACTGACCCTGAAACTAAGCAAGTCCAAGGAATCTTCATGTGTTGTGGTGATACTTGGAAACGACTTCCTAATGAAGTTGAAGAAAAAGAAGAAATGCCTTGTAAATGGTGCAAACCTTGTAACATTGGTGATGAGAGTAATTAGGAGTAATTATGTATACTGAAGAAGAAACTAGTGTAGAACTTACCCATATTACAGATGAGTACCAACTTGCTCTACAGGAACGTAGAGAAAGACAACTTGGTTTAGACTCTACTTTTACTGAAGTAGTATCACCTGAAGAAATTGGGAGTAAAAAGGTAGAAGGAACTGAGGATGAAGAAGCTTAAATATACACTGTCAAAACTGTTCCCTGATGGCAAGACCTTCAGAGTAAATTATTTAGATGGTAACATTGTTAAGCTTAAAAATGTTAGGTTTGAGTATGGTTCTACTTATGAGACCGAAGATGTAGCTCTTATTAAGTCAATCAAAGGACTTACCCAAAGATTTCCTGATAATACTAGTAACCGTGCTTGGTTAGATAGTATTGGTGTTACATATAACCCAGTTCCTTGTCAAGCTTGTGGTGGAAGAGTTATTAAACTAGAAGTACACCTATTTGACTTTGAGGAGGTCTAACATGAGAACGTATAGACTAGCAGGTACTGTAGTTAATTCTGAAGATGCTGTCTTCATGGAGGCTTGGGAACAGGATTATATCTCAGCAAAGAATATTGAGAAAATCCTATCTGAAGCAGGTGGAGAAGAAGTAACTTTCAATCTTAACTCAGGTGGTGGTTCAGTTAATGCAGGTAGTGAAATCTATACTATGCTCTCAAGTTATAGTGGTAGAGTTGTTATAAACATTACAAGTTTATCTGCTTCTATTGCTTCAGTATTTATGCTTGGGGCAGATGAAGTAAATATTTCACACCAGGCACAAATTATGATTCACCAACCACACTTTAGAAATGATGAAGTAGTAGATAAGCTAAGTCTTGAACGCTCAATAAATATGCTTGATTCTACTGAAAAATCAATTGCTAAAGTTTATATGAAAAAGACTGGTCTCAGTGAGGATGAAATCCTTGATATGATGTTCAAAGAGACATGGCTTACTTCAGACCAGGCTTTAGAGCTAGGGTTTGTTGATAATATCTACAATGATACAGAGGAATCTGTAGAAGGTGTAGAAGACCTTGTAGCTATGGTATCTACTACAGGGGAACAGATAGAGACTTTACAATTACTAAATGAAATGAAAGGCACTCCTATGAATAAGACATTCTTTGAGAAAGTAAAATCTCTTCTAGAAAATAATTCTGTAGAGAATGAATCTGTAGAAACTGTAGAAGAGGTTGTAGAAGCCACTGAAGAGCCTTCTAAGGCTGATGAAGAGGTAGAAGGTACAGATACACCTGAAGAAGTAAAAGAAGGCTCAGAAGAGCAATCAGATACTTCTGAAGAGGTTGTTGAAGATAAAGAAGAAGTAGTTGAAGAAGAAACTGAAGAAGTTGAAGACAAAACTACAGAATTACTTACACAAGCTCTTACTGAAATCCAAACACTCAGAGCTGAAAATGAAGAACTTAAAGCTACAGTAGAATCTCTAAATAAAGAGAAAGAGACCCTTGTAGCTAAAAGTTCTAAATCACAGTCAGTAGTGAATGAGCTTAATAAATTGCTTAATAGCGAAGAAGCAAACGTATTATCAGTAACTCAAAAGGCAGAATCTAAGAATATGATGCCTAAAGGATATACTGGTATTCGTTCAGGAGGACAAATTTAATGAATAATGTTACTAATGACATTTTTACTGAAGAAGTTGTGGGTGAACTTGCTACAGCAATTCAGAAAAACATGGAGAATGCAGAAGAGGGTAATAAGCTTCCATTTGGTATTGCTAAAGATTACTCTAAAGCATTGCCATCATTGGGTGACTTTAACATCACATCACCAATGGTAGCTTCAATGCTTGAGTCTATTGCAGAATCATCAATTGCTACATTTGTTAAAAATAATAAAGGTAAGTGGGTTACTGAAACTTACACTTGGGGTACAACAGACCCAGATGATGGTCAAGGATGCTGTTTCACACCGTTTGAAATCCAAGCTTGTGCTGACTCAGCTAAAATCTTCTCACTTTGTTTGAAAGATTGTGAAACAACTCTTGACAAAATGATGAACTCAGCTCTTAAGTACAAGTCTAATGACTTGCTTAACTACTTCCAAAGAGCAGGAATGACTTATGAAGCTTCATTGCAATATATTGCTTGGTTCTCATTTGCATTCCGTACACAACGTGTTATTGCACAAGGTTTGGTAAACTACCAAGGTAAAGGTTTGAGACCTTTCCACGGTATCGCAGAAGTAATGTCACACCCAGCAGTAACTCCTATCCAATCAGGTGATATCCTTGGTGCATTTGCACAAGCAGGATGCATCATTGATGTACTCAACCAAGGTACTTCAACTAACTATGCTATCTTTGTCCATCCAGTAGGACATACAGCTATTTCAGATGTAGTTGTTGAAGGTAAAAATGGTAAACTTCCTTCAGGTTGGGAACGAGGTAACTTTGGTAGCTTCTATGGTACACCAGTTACTCTTAAATACAAAGGTATTCCTATTGTAAAAGACATCTATGTACCTAAAGATTTGGAAGTAAATAATACATTTGAAGCTTATATTATTGACTTGTCAGTAACTAAAGTATCAATGGTTTATAAAGATTTGCTTATTCCTGCAAATAAAATCCGTCAAGGAACAACTCTTGAGCCTAATTCAGACTGTAACTTTGTAGCTTGTGATATTTATGAAAATGCAGGTGTAGCTCATTCAGCTAACTATGCTAGAAATATCTTGCTTACAGGTATGCCATTGTCAGCTAACTGTTCTGCAGGTGTATACACTCGTATCATGGGTGCATTGGACGGTGAAGTTCCATTCCCAATGGTGCATGTTCCTAAAGCCTAAGAGGTGATATATGTTACTAGATGCCATTAAGAGCAAGTGTTCTTGTATGAGTCAAGTTACTCAGGAAGAGTTTGATACTATCTGGGGTAACTTTGTTAGGTTTCTTAGTAACATTACTTGTTGGGATGTTGCAGGAGGAACTATTGAGCAGTGCTGTAGAATCCACACAATAGACCTAAATAGACCACTCTGTAGCTACACTTGTATTCAAGTACATCCATATTGGAAAGCTATTAATCTAGATACGGTTACAGTGGAACTAAGACAGTACAGCTCTAGAGGTGTTAATATCATTCCTCTAGATAAAAGCTTGTTTACTTATGATGATATTGCTGATAAGTTCTTTATCAGACTAGATGAGCTTATGAACACTGAGGACAACTCTTGTGATAAGAATTGTTCTCACAATGTGTTAGTCATGAGATATGAAGCAGGTTATGACTTAAGTAGTCCTGAGTGGGATGCTTTAATTTGTCATTACCTTACAGGATATACTGCTATTGCTAATAACTGTATGAGTGTTGGTGACTGTGCTAATGTCAATAGGCTATCAGCAGGGGCTTCTTTAGTACAAAAGGATGTAGATACTATTAAGTATGTTTGGGAGATTAATAAAGATTCACAAGAATACTTCTTCTCTCAATTAGTAAATAACTTTTATAAAGATAGTCTAGGAAGATATTCACTTTGTGGCAGAAGCTATAATCTAAGAACTGAAAAGCAAGTTACAGTAGGAAAGAGTAAGTAATGAGAGTTAGATATAGAGGTGTAAATAGTCCTACAGGAAGAACTAGAAGAGGTGGTTGCAGTGCTTGTGGTCAATCTTATATTGGTAGGACTGAAATGGCTCTATTAGAGCCTTATAGATACTTCTATCATGATAGAGAGTTTGACTTCTATCTAGGTAGAGAATATGATGTGCCTGATGAGTTAGGTAAGGCACTATTAAATAAGTATAGTTATGTAAATGGTAATAAACTACTAGCATTTGAAGAGGTTATCTAATGTCTAAAGATGTTTATATATTTAGGCATGGGACTACTAACCCACAATATGATGATAATGGTAGGCAGATTGACTCTACAGTTTGGGAACAAACAAATCAATTTACTTGTGCAGAAGTAACGCAGTTCTATAATGCTTATAGAAACTTTAATAAAGATACCTATGAGACTGAACAAGAACTTAACCATAAGTTATTCTATATTGAGGTTTGGAGACAACGCCAGCAAGGAAATTATGATATTGTATTAGGAGATTACATTTATGAATCTGATTTAGGTTTATGGTGGAAGATTCTTGCAGTATCATATAATGAGGTAATGCCTAATTGTTATTATTTAATTATCCGTGGTCAAAGACTTACATCTAGAGAAGAATATAAACTAAGAGTTAGGGATGTTCTAACAGCAGATGAAAGTCATACAGGAAGATAACTGTGGTTAGGAGAAGAAGAACAGGTGATGCTGAGATAGACTCTTGGATTGAAGAAGAAATGCACACTGTAGTTCAGGAACTAAAAGTAGCAATAGAAAACAATATACATGTTGATACAGGGGCATTAAGAGACTCTGTAACAGTAGAAGAGAGTGGAGAGGACTTCTATGTAGGTATTGATGAAGACTTGCTTGTAACTGACCCTAGAAATACTAGAGGAAGAAATTATGCAGGGTATCATCATGATGGTACTTATAAGACTCCTGCCAACCCTTTCTTGGATAAAGCAATTAATGAGGTAGGTTCAGGATGAAGAAGAAGATTTTCACTAATATTAAGAGATGGCTTATTGAATATGGTGTAGATATTTTAGACCTAATTCTAGAGCCTGTAGATGAAGTGTCTAGAGACACAACTATTAGATACAACAATTTTATGCATGAGCTTAATCGACACTTTTCTACAGCTCAATTCTATAAGTCAAATTTCAATGCTCACCTACCACTATTAACAGTAGATGTATCAAATGTAGGTTATTCTTCACAGTGTTATTGTGAGTATTTGATTACTTTTAAATTTCATTGGACTACCATTTCTGCTGACCAGGAGATTATCTTAGAGAATACACCTGAAGGTAACTTAGACTTAGAAGATAAAGTAGACAGAAGATTAAAAGCTATGATGTTTTCTAGGTCTTATATTGATAATGAAGTAGTTTATAGAGATATATTCCAGGACTTACAAAAATTACCTAACTTTGAAGACAAGATATGTAATGTGGTTAGTATTAGTGACTATCCAGTTACATTTGAACAAGTAGATGATGAGATAAACACTATCTCAAAACAATTTAAAATTACTGTAGGAGAATGTGGATGATTATAGAACAACCACTAGACCTAGACTCATTTTATGAGTCTAGACAGCAACTTGCAGGTGAAAATGGCACAATGTATGCACAAAGACAACTTGCAGGAATTAGACAAGTAGTAGCAGAAGCTAAGTTGCAATCTGTAGCTAGAGCAGAAGCTATTCCATCATATGTAGCTAACGTAGAAGCTACAGAAAACAAAGAAGAAAAGAAAGGAGATAAGTAATGACACAAGGTTGTATGCCAAAGCTTACTCATCCTATGTATGGTTATGCTAAGCAGAATAAAAATGAAATCATTGGTGTTAGAGTATCTGAAAAGATTAACTACTATACTGAAATGACAACTAAAAACTATCGTGAAATTACTAAAGGTACATTCCAATCTTATGATGCCTTAACTACACCTGAAGACATGATTAGATGTAATGAAAAAGCCTGTCACATGACAGGAACACTTTACATTAAACCTGTTGATGGTGAAGCTACAGTATCTTATGATATTAGAGGTGACTATACTAAAGCAGGTTTTGGTTATCATTACTTGTATGTGACTTTCCTTGGTTCAGATACGGTAACAGTTGAAGCTAAAGTATCTAATTTGCATGATGTAGAAGGTGCTAACTCTTATACATATGCTGTAGAACTTACAGGAGCAGGTTTAGCTACAGATGTGTTCCAAGTAGCACAGTTTGACTTTGCCAACCCATTGTCAATTAAATCTCAAACAGGTACAGGATGGGTTCCTTCAGAAGATGGTATTCATGTAGAGTATACACTTAAGCACAAAGATAAGAATAATGCTCTTGTAAAAGAACCTTTTGGTATCTCTTCTATCAAGACTATTGCTTGTAAAAATGAGCTTCATAAGTCTGATAATGTGCTTATCTCATGTTTGGAATCATTCACTCATGACATTTCACTTGGTGCTTCAGATGCTAGATGTTTTGGTTCAGGATATGACCCTTCATCTACTGAAATCACTACAAGTATTTCAGGTGCTACTCGTTCACTTAATGACTTCTGGCTGAACCCATTGGAGTCTAAAGGTGGAACTATTGTAGCAGGTATTCCAACTACAAGAGTGTTTACTGTTAAAGGTAAAACTATTAATGGTACTGAGTATGGTTACATTGAACTAGCTGATTTGTATCCTACTTGTAATTCTGTAATTATTTCTCTTGGGGAAAATTGTAATGGTGTGTATCTAGAACCACTTCAAGTACCTTCTGTAACTCCTGTAGACCCTAGTGAGTTTGTAGCTATTTCAAACGTTAAGGCTAAGGACTTTGGTACAGTGTATGTTAATAAGAAATATATCAACCGTGAAGTATTGGTTACTTATGATGCTGAAAAAGAAGTAGAACACTTTGAAGCTAACGAAGACCGTCTTGAATCATTTGAAGCTGAGTTCACAGTGCCACGTGTAGCTACTAATGGTAAACGTGAATATCTCAGATTCTATGGTATTATTACTTCACACTCAGAAGAGTTTAATAACTCAGATGAAGTTAATTTGTCATTGGAAGTTACCTTTGTTCGTAGAAATGGTAAGTTTTATGACCGTTATGTAGAAGCTTAAGAAAGAG